TTTTGCTATAGGGTCAATAGCTGCTGCTAATGATAATTGTGAATTATTTGTTCCGGTTGATACGAAATCACCTAATAATACTAATCTATTAGCATTTTCTTCTTGATCATTTCGTACTACTACAGAATAAGGATTTAATGCACCTGCTCCACCTCTAGCATTTCTATTTACACCAGCAGGACCACCTAATGATCCTATAGGATTAATCCCAAATTTATTTAAATGAGCTCCTGCCCAATTAAAACCTGCTTGAAGTAAAGTTCCTAATGGTAAATAAGCACCTTGATTCATAGCCCCTCCTAAATAACCTGCTCCAAATGATGCCTGGGTTTTTACACTTGTTCTTGATAATAAATTTTCTTTTAAGGTAAAAAATATACCCCTTGGAGATTTAGTATCAATAAACATTTTAGCTAATCTACTTACATCTTTAAGTGCTTTTAAAGGAGCTAAAAAACCATCTCTTAATATAAAATCAGGACCTGATTGAAGAGGCATACCATCTCTTAAATATCCTGTTCCTTCTGGTATTGGAGTTACTTCATATGGTTGATCACTTGTACCTGAAGCAGGTCTATCCCCACCAAATCTTAAACTTTTTAGATTTGTTTTTAAATTAATTAGACGACCCCTAGACTCAGGTGTAAGTGTATTAGACATATAATATTACTTTAGAAAGATGATCCTGCAGGTAAATTATCTTTATATTTTTCAACACCATCACCTACAGCTAATGTAGTAGCGTTAGGTAGATTACCATTACGTGGTCTTACTGATAATTTATCTGGGTTAGAATCTAATGAGTATTCTTTATGTAATGTTGAAATTGCAAAATCAGGTGTAGTTGGTGTTGCACCATTATCTTTAGATAAAGGTGAACCATCTTTTTCTAATCTATTTACTAATGAATTTTCCATTTTTGTATTTTTTATTAATTAATTATTTATTATAAATATTACCCCATATTAGAGGTTGCTAATGCTAATGATTTACCTACTTTATTTCCATCAATAAACACATCACCACCTTCTTTAACTGCTACTATTAATTCTTTTAATAATGCCGTAACTTCTCCATTATTACCTCCTCCTAAACTAGTTCCACCAACTATAACATCATCTTTTCTAAATTTTTGAATTGGTTGGCCTGGTCTTGAAATAAAATCTGATGCTGTGCCTCCTGTTGTTGTAACTGTAGATGCTGTTGGTGTAGATGGTCCACTAATTAAAGTCGCTAAAGGATTAGAAACAAAACTTTCTACAAAGTTTGCTAACTTATCTAAAGAACCACCTTCTACAAAAGAAGCAAATATATCTTTTGCCCTAGCTAATGATTTATTGAATTTTTCTGTTGCTGATTGTTCTGATTTTCTTAAATAAACTTGTTCACCTAGAATTTCTCTTATTTCTTCTTCAGATTTTCCTGCTGCTTCAGCAGCTAATCTAATTTCTTGTAACCCATTAATTATAGCACCATTTTCATCATATTGTAGCTTAATTCCTTCTTTTTTAAGTCTATTTTGAACTTTTAAATTTTCCTTTGCTAATGCATCATTTTTAGCTCTTTTATCAAACATATCAGCTAATTCATCAGCTTCTAACCCAACAGCTTTAGCTAAAGCTTGTCTTTGAATAACATTCATTTTTAGAAAATCTTGTTGGGTTCCTACTTGTTTTGATATTTCATCCATTAGAACCCCAGTTTTACCTGCTAAAGCTGCTTCTCTTGCTTTTTCTAGATTTAACTGTTTACCTGTAAGTAATTCAGCTTCCATTTCTGATGCTATAGAACTTTCAAAGTTTAATAAATTACTAGATATTCCTTCCATTTGAGCTAGTTCAAAACCTAATCTTTTTGCATTAAATATACCTTGTGCAATTGCAAATGAACTACCTTTAAAATTAGCTCTTAAATTTCCTGATACTTTTGTTGCTTCTTCTAAATTACCTACTACATCAGCTGTTAGTCCCTCCTGTGCACTTAAAAATCCTGCTTGACCAAAATACTCTTTAGTCATTTCTTTAAGGGGTTTACCAGTTTTAACTGATTCTAAAAATAATTTTGCAGAAGCATCAGCACTTAAACCAAATTTTTCAGACATCATTGTAGCTTCTGCTACATTTGCTTTCATTTCTCCCCCAAAATCTTGTAATATATTTACTTGGAAACCTAATTTTTTATTAATAGCATCCATTGTTTTTAATAACCCTTCCTGGGTTATTGCAACACCACCTGCTGCTGTTGAAGCTAAATTAAATCCTGCAACTGTTTCATAAGTAGCATCTCTAAGCTCTTCAGCAGCTTGCCTACTAACTAATAAATTATTTGAAAATTTAGCTGTTTGTTCTGATGCTTTTTTCATTGCTCCAAATATAAGCTGAATAGCTTTTACAAAAGTTGTTATAATTGCTATAGGAGCAAAAGCTTTTCCAATTATTCCTTTTAATCCTTTAAATCCTGCTTTCATCCCAGCTATACCCGAAGATTGGATTTTTGCTTGCTTTTTAGCACTTGATAATAGATTACGTGCTGCAGCACCTGATTTTCCTTGGGTTATATCTTCTAAATTAAGAGATTTTAATCTTTCTCTTGTAAGTCCTTTACCTGTTTTTAGCTCTTCAGTAGTTAATTTACTTAATCTTTCTTTTATATCTGAAGCTTTAGCATTATTTATTACAGTTTCTCTTGAAGCTTTAGCTGCAGCTTCGAAGGGTCCTGAAAGTACTCTTAAACCTGGTATGTCTTTTGTAAAGTCAGAAAAAGCAGTAAACCACATTGTTTTCCTATCTAATGTAGAGGATGATTCTGCTATTTTTCCAAATTCATTTGCTAAATCTTGAGCACTATCTCTTACAGATGATAACCTTTCAGCCTGAGCTTGGAATAATTTTGACTGTGTTTCATTAGCTGTTAATGATTTTTTTGTTAAAGCATTAATTTGAATATTAAGAGTTCTTACTATAGCTAATTGTTTAGCTTCACCTTTAATAGCTTCTGCTGTTGCTTTTGCTGATTTTGCTGCTTCATCTTGTAGATCAGCAAATCCTTTAGTTGCTGCTGTAATTTTAGAAATTTCACTATTAACATCCCCAGCATTTATTCCTAATTTTTTAAATTGTTTATTTGCTGATGCTATTTCAGATTTTACGTCTGCAACCGCAGCCCTAATATCAAGTACTCTTTTTAAGTCATCTTTTCCTAAACCTTCAAGTCCAGCCATATAGCAATTTTATTATAAATATTAAAAACTACTATTTCTTTAATCTTTTAGCTACATAACTTGGTGGAGATACTGTTCTTTTTGTTGGAAGTTGGGATTTATCCGGATTTGCCATATCAATTTCACCTGCTTCTTTTGGGTTTTGAGATTTTTCTCTAGCATCGTAAAATTCTTTCATTTTATTAAAAGTTAATCTACGTAACCAAAGAGGCATATTATATACAGTATGGAAATCGTAACCTCCACCACCATGGAAAACTATTTCGTGTATTTCATGAAATACTTTTACCCGATACTTTGGGAAATCATTTAAAGATCGGGCCAGAAAAAATTTATAGTAATAGGAATTGAAATTGTAGTTCCATCATCAGTTACATAATTTAAATCGACATCAGGAGCTGTGTCTCTAATATGATTTCTTAATGCTCTAGAATCACGAGCTAAGAGAAAAGTATCAACATATTTACGAATTTCAGATTTATTACTATCCCCATTAACCGAAACAATTTGATGTTTTAATTTTGTAGTAATTTCAGGAGCTGCTCCTTTACTTATTTTAGAAATCCCTAATACTTCTTGAGTAATATTATCAACATCTTTTTCAGTTAAATATTTATATTTTACTATAGTTCCATTTGAAGGCATTTCAAAAGTACCATAACCTTCATCTGTTAAAGATTTAATATCAAATGGTTTATTTTTAACTTTTGTTAAATCAATTGTATATTCCTTTCCAGCATATTCAAATTTATATTCTGAACCATAACCTAATATTCTAGCAGATATAAAAATTGCATTTTTATCTCCAGGATGAATATCTTTAATATCAAATTTATTCATAGTAAGAGCTTCTATTAATCTATCTAATACAATTCCTTTTTCTATATAATTCTGGTTAGTTAAAATATCTTCTTCTTTAGCAGTCATATATTTCATTTCTACTCTTCCAGATGATAATGGATGATCTTTAGGATAAATTTTACCTTCTGATGGTAAATCAACAAATTCTGTGGGGAATTGGAATTTTTCTTCGCTCATAATTTTTATTTGTTAATAACTTGTGTTTTATTATACATATACATAATACAAAAAAGCTTGACCGAAGCCAAGCTTAAATGTAAAATATATAAATTTTCTTTTAGAAATTTAATACGCAGTAATCCATTCCTATTGTTAATGAAATATTCATTACAGTGGTGTCATCATCCCAATTCATGTCACCAAATGCAGCATCTTTAATAAATGCACCTTTAATAATCCATTCTGATACTACATCACCTACAGGACCTAATACATCAATAGTTAAATCTTTTTTATAGAAATCAGAATAACCATCTCTACCAGTAACTGATTCATGGTGTAATCTTGTCCACTCCATTACTGCTTGAGCTCCTGAAGGGGTAATAGGATCAAATAATTCCATTGTTAAATCATTCCATCTTAATTTACCTTTTACTTTTCTATAAGTGTTTATATGATTTAATACTATTTCATCTTGCGCGAACCCCATTCCACTAACTCCTTTAATTATATACGATGGTATACCATCAACATACAATACAAATCTATTAGCTACTTTTGGTTCAAAAGCGGTGAAAAATATTTCGTTGGGATCTAATACTGCCATTTTTTATGTTATTTTATTTTATTATAAATATTATTGTTTTTCATTTTTATGCTGGGAAAGTTGCTCCAGTTGGTAAAATGTTAAAGTCTAGGTAAATAAATTCAGCCGTTTTAGTTGGTTGTAAATAAACAGCACCAATTAATTCATTTCTGTCAATTACATCTGGTGTGTTATTTGTATTATCCATTACTACTTTAAATGCATATAAACCTTGTCTTTGTTGTACTGACTCTAAGTAAGGATTAACTTGAGCTAAAAATGTATTTCTTGTAGCTGCAGTATTTTGTTCGAATACTAATGTATCAGCGATTTGTGAAATATAATTTTTAAGTGTAATTAGTAATCTTCTTACATTTACTCTATCTAAAGCAGAAGCTTTAGTTTGAAGTGTTTTCTGTCCAAATACTACAATTCCTTGTCCTGGGAATGAAGCTATAGGATTTACTTTTCCAGTATATAAATCATCTCTATTAGTATTAGTTAATTTTCTTTCTGCCTGATTAACTGCTCCTAATCCTCCTCTATTAATACCCGCTGGTGCAAACCATGGCTCACCTGCTCTATCATTGTAAGCATATACTCCTGGTATCATTGTTGAAGCTGGAACCCAAACTAAATCTCTTGAATCTGGGTCAATTACTTGTAACCAAGGCCAATATGAAGCTACATATGAGGAATCAACTGAAGCTGCTTGTCCTGTTACTTGTGTTAATGAAGCATTATAATTAACTAAATCACCTACAAATATTGCATCTCCTCTAGTTTCACAATTTGATTGAATTGTTGTCCAACCTGCTCCTGTAGTACCATTTGCTAATATTAAACCTGGAGCTGTGATCATATTATATCTAAAGTCATCTCTATTTGCAAGTAGATTAATTGCTGTTGTATAATCTGTACCTACTAAACCTTGAGAATCTACATCATTAATGTTTTGATAGTAATTGGCTGGGTCACCACTTCCTGATATGTCACCTATACCACCCCCAAATGATCCTGAGGATGCAGCTGGTATTGATCCTGTAAATATAGATTTTGGACTTCCGGCGTTATCAAAATAATTAGGAGTTTGGAAATTAACTTCTTTTACTCTTACATATCTTGAAGCATTTGGATAAGATCCAGATGATTGTAAATAAACATCAGTTCCTGATCCTCTTACTGTTTGTACTTGATCACCAATTACTTTTGAAACATAATTTGTAGCTAATGGATCTAATGATATGTTTGAAAATGTTTCAACTACTTGTTTAGAAGTTTGAGTATCATTACCTTGTCTTATTAATAATGAAAATACACCTGATGAAGTACTTGGATTTGTTATTTCCCATCTAAAGTTATCAGATGATCCTGATGTTAATGTTCCGTTAGTTCCAACATCGGCTTGAGGACCAGAATTCATTATATTACCATGAGCTAATGTTTCTAATACAAAAGGAGATGTATCTGCAGTTAATGTTCCAGCAGATCCTGTTGGTATTAATGATGATGTGGCAGCACTAAAAGCTCCTGGAGTTACTCTAGTTACTAATAATGAAGTTCCACCATTTTGAAAATAATTATAAGCTGAGATCGATGTAAAATATGTATATTGATTCGATCCACTTAAAAATGTACTACCAAAATTAGCTAAATATTCAGAATAGCTAGTTACTAGTTTAGGAATATTTTGTTGACCTTTTACGGCTGGTCCAATAATTGCAGCTCCAGCTTGTACTGGTCCTGCTGTTATTTGTGATTGGTCGTTTTCTCTTGCTAAAACACCCGGTGATATTAATACTTCTGCCATTTTTTATGTTGTTTTATTTTATTATAAATATTGTGTTTTTTTTAAAAAACTACTCTATTGGGGTAAACTCTCCTGTTTCCAATGAGATATTTCCTTTGCCATATTTTTTTTCTAAATCTACAGCTATTTTTGTTTCTTTTTCTTGAATTAATAATAATTCATTTTCTAATTCTTTTTTCTTTTTGTTAAGATTTATTATAGCTACCTCAACTTCTCCTACATTACCTACTAAAATTTGAAAATCTTCTCTTACTTTTTTTATATTTTCAATTTCTGCTTCAGTTAAAACTTTTATTTTTGACATTACTTTTATTTTTGGTTAATAATTAATTTTATTATCAATTATACATATTAATAAATTATTTAAAAATTAAATTATTTTAACTATTCTTGTGCAGGAGATGGTGGTATTCTGTTTGTATTTATTCTATTTGAAGGTACTCTTGTTGATGGAGGATCTACATAATTAACATTGTCAGTATAATCAATATCTGTTCTACTAGCTTGAGAAGGATTTACATCATCTATATTACTTACTACTTCAGAATTAAATGTAATTGAAGCTTTAGAATTGTATTTTTTAATTGAAGATAGATCTTTTTGAAGTATATTAGGTACTATATAACCATACATTTTTATGCTAAAAGTACTTTTAACTAATCTATCTTGATCTGCAGGCATTTCTACATTAGTTGCTACTGAATCAATTCTAGCTCTAAATTGATATCTTTCAGGATTACCCCAATATGAATCTGAAGCATAATTTATTGCTTCTATTATCCCATTCATTTGTTCCATATAATAAGTTGAAATAATACAATCATAATTTAATGTTACATAATCAGGAACAACAACAGCATACATATTTTTTGTAGGTCTTCTATTATTTAATATATTGAATTTATCATAGGTGTTATTACTACTATATGATTTTTCAAACATTCTATAATTATTGGGAAAATTAGCATCTAATTTATTAGTAATATTTCTATTTTTTTCAATATTAGTTCTTTTAAAAGTAATTAAAGGCATCATTATTCTATCTTTTCTATCTCTAAAATACCCATTTTTTTGAATTTGATTCCATCTTTCAGAATCAGCATAAATAACGGGAACTTCTTCTCTTCTACCATTTTGAATTACTGTAGGTTTAATTACATTATTGAAATAATATAATATAGTTTCATCAATATCATATAAACCAACTGAAAAAGGTTTTACAGTATCACCTTTAAAAGAAACTTGATTACTTCTGTTAGTTCTTTCATAAGCAGCATTATTAGGATTACCAGCTTCCTTAGAATAAGGATGATGCATTCCTTTACTTATCTCTTTTTGAGATTTTGGTATTACTTTTCTTCCTTTACTTGACATGTTTTATACTTGATATTAATCTTTCTTCTGATATTGCTACTTTGTCTGCTGGTACATAATGTGTTTCGGCTATTATTGATACATCATAGCCAAAGTTTTCTAAATCTGAGTTGCCATATGGATTATATCCATTATCATCTTTATTAGGATAATCTGGATCTTTACCAACAAATAATTGATTATTAATTAAATTGTAAATTTCATAATATCCATTTTCATACCATATTATATCACCAACTTCAGGAACAATTACTCCTATGTTACCAGATCCATTAGCTTTTACTCCTGCTAAATCATCTCTTAAGAATTTAAATGTACGACCTCCTGCAAAATCAATACCTAAATCTGTATTAGGAGAACTTTGATCTTGTCTATCAATTAATGTATTAAGTAACATTGGAGCTTCATAATACTTTTCTTCAGCAGCTTCTCCATAAATATTAACATTAGTTTCTTCTAATCTAAATTTATAAAGTGCACATTCTTGAACAATAACATCCCACATTAGTTCTCTACTAATACCTCTAAACATGCTTACATCTCTTGCTGATCCAAATAATGCCATATTATCCTATATAAATTGGGTAAGGGACTGCTGCTTCAATCTTTTGTAATGATTCTGCTTCAGCTGCCTTAACCGCTAATAAATTACTTCTTGATGTTTCATCAAAATATTCTCTTAATCTTGTAATTAATGCCTCTTTTTCTGTTGTTGCGGCTGTAAGTAAATCTTGTTGATTTAATACAGTTTCAGCTCCAGGAATGGGTACTTGTGTATATTTACCTCTAATATACCCTAGTATTTCTTTACATAATGCTAGAGTATAATCAAAAATCCAACTTCTACCTATTGAATTAATTTCACAATAATCAGGATTACAATAATTAACATTTGAAACATTTGTTACATTAAATTGTCCCTTAGGATACTGAGATATTGGATTATTTCTATCTGATAATTTTATATACTGTATCCATAGAGTTCCACTATTTTGGGGTATAGGAAATATTCTTAAATTATTATTGATTAATTCAAATGAAAACTGTGACTTTCTAATTTGATCATTTAATTCTATAGCTTGAATTTTTTGTAAATCAAAACTAATAGGCATCAACATAAAATTAATTGCAGGTGAATAATTACCCCAACCAAATGTATCCATCATATTCATCATACCAGTTCCTGTACCAGCATAAGGATCAAAGAATTTTACAATCGCAGGTGTTGCTTCATAAAATACCCTCTTTACTTCAATAAAATCTTTATTATCTAATCCTAATGATTCTGAAGCCCATGTTTTTAAATCATAATCTTGTTTACCTGCTGTAATAGGAATTGATCCTGAATACCAAGTTGTGGTTCCTCCTGTTCCTGCTTCTTCTCCATACTGCTCTGTATAACGTACTACACTAGCAAAATTAGGAGTTACCAATTCATGGTTTAAATTTGAAGCTGTTGGTGATCCTTCAATTGATAAATAATTTTCTCTTACTTTATAAGCATATAATTCATTACCATAAGTAGTTACTGCATCTTCAAATGCTGCGTAGAAATTTAAATCTTGTAACTCAACATCCATTATAGGATAACCTAATCTTCTTGCTACATAAGTTACTACTTTGTCAGCATCTACTTGAAAATCATATTGATTATCATAGAATCCAAAAGGTGTATCTCCAGGAAAGAATGATGATGAACCAGGATAAATAGGGATTACAGCCATAATTTTATTTTTGTTATAAATATGGAAAAAAATTGTTTAATCAACAACCATTTTAATACAATAATAATCTTTTTTAGTAAAATATTTGTATTTCATTTCTTCAGTAGGTGGATTAACACTTACATGATTAAAAATAACTTTTTCATTATTTATTTTAGAAGTATGTTCTGCTACTTCTTTTGTAAAAGGATTATAGTAAGTTATTATACCTTTAGGTTTTAAATATTTTTTTACTGTAGGTAATAAATTATTAAAATTTTTATCCTCCCACGTATCATGCATTATACCATCATATTTTTTATCAGGAATGCTACTAAACCAATCACCTTTTATAGGAATAACATTAGGTTTATCTTTAGCCCATTTTAATAATCTATCAAATACTTGATCATTAATTTCAATTATAGTATGAGATTTTATATTATGTTGTTGTATAAAATTTGAACAAATACCCATACCAAATCCTATCTCTAATATATCACCACCATTTTCAGTTACAACTTTAGCATGTTCTTTCATAATGGGAGTTTCCCACTCCATCATTATTTCTTTTTCGTTTTCGTCTAAAATTTTATCTTTTAAAAACGTATACATCTAACAAGCAGTTGGAGCAGTTTTTAAAATTCCTTCATAACCTAATTGAAATTGGAAAAATGATCTTCCTGAACCTATACCAACATATAAATTTTGACCGTTAACAGGATATAGAAAGTTTGAGTCCCAAAATAATACTGATCCAAGAGCTAATGTAGATGAAGGTGAATATACAGTACCACCTTCAGCAAAACCACCAGTTAAATCATCACAAGCTGCAGCTGTTGTGTCCCAGGGTTCGATTTGACCTGGAGTTCCTGATGTAAAAGTATCTACTAATAAAGTATGAGAATTTGCTGTTGGTTTAGAAATATCATTAGACATAATATTAACTGTTTCATCTTTATCAGTTGCATCTGTATCACAAAAACCTTGAACTGCTACATTACATAAGAAAAAATCTCCTGCATTAGCTGATGTTCCTGTTCCTGATCCATTTCCAAAATATGCTTTTGATGAATGAGGAGTAGTTGTATTTTGACCACTAAATGCTTTTGCTTCTTGAAAAGTACCTGCTGAATTAAATCTCATAATTACATCAGAATACCCACTTGCTGCAGGAGCAGATCCTGAATAACCTGATGATACAAAAGCATTCCATGCACAAGATCCTCCTACTATTGTTCCCCTTCCATGTGCTTCTTTTGCAGTAAAAGGAGTCATTTCTGTTCCATTTCCATCTGCTTGTGACTCTGCTGAAAGTAATGTTAGTTGAGGTGAAGTTCCATAAACAGCAGTACATTCACCTGAAAAATAACTTCCTCCAGAAGGTCCTCCAGCAATATTAGTATATGTATTGTCTCTTCCACTACTAGGTGTACATAAAGTTGATGTACCATTAGCAGAAGATCTTCCTGTAATAGTATCTCCACCCCCAGAATTAGTTCTTCCTACTTCTGCAGAATTTACTGAAAATACATGACCCCCTGTTGAAAACCAACCATACACAGGTCCTTCTAACGCCATTGGATATAAAGGCATACAATCATTAGATGGTGCTTGTCCTCTCCAAGCTAAAATAGGACCATCTGCTAAAATGTAATAATTTCCTGTTGTTGTAGTAGAATAAGAATTATCAGATCCTGCATTACCTGTTCCAGCAGATAATAAAGTTGCTGTATGAACACTAGTCATACTAGTTACATTACTTCCTCCTGTTGCAGTATACATTACTTGAACATTAACTGATCTAGAAGTGTCTAAATTTTGAAAATAAAAAACAACAGTAGATCTATCTCTTCTTGTAGCAAAAGCAAATCCAGCATACCCTGCGTATGTTCCTATTAATCCAGGATTACTAGTATTATAAAGAGTAAAAGGTTGAGTACAGTGTATTTGATCCCCTACACTAAGAGAGGCTAATGATGTAGTCCCCCCTCTAGATGTTATAGTAGCTACAGTTGTACCATTTTTACTAACTGTAGTAGTACCATCATTCATTGCCATTACATTATATGATGTTGCGTATGGTATAAACACAGTATTGCACCACTCACCTAAAGTAGATGTTCCTTTCATTGTTCTTTGAAACCCTGAATTATTTTCATTTAAATTACTCTGAAAAGGAAATAAATTTTTTAATTGATAATTTGATTCGGGATTTACTGTAGAATTTGAGTTTGGGAGAGATGCTTGAGCTCCTACTGTATTAAAAGTATTATTCAATGAAAAATTAGTAGTTTGAGAATAAAATGTAGTATTATCCCATAATTTAATTACATTATTCCACACATTTGATAAACTTACTGCCATAATAACCTATTTTTTCTTTAATTCATCAACTTCAGCTTTTAGTTCTTTAACAGCTTCAATTAGTACTGCTACTAATTTATCGTATTTAACTGCTTTATAACCATTACTTCTTGTTTCTACTAAATCTGGGAATACAGCTTCTATTTCTTGAGCTATAACACCTACGTCTGATCCTTCATTAGCATGTATGGCTTTATCTTTATTTGCTTCAAATTCTTTCCAATCAAAAGTAACACCATTTAATAAACTTACTTTATCCAAAGCATTAGGTATAGGTAATATATTAGTTTTTAATCTTCTATCTGATGAGTAAAATGCTATTACATCATTAGTTGCTCTAATTAATCCTGTTGTTGAAACACCCGTAGTACCTACTCCTAATCCTGCTGTAGTAATGTCAACATAATTTTCACCTACTTTAAGTGAACCCGCTCCTCCTAAACCTTTAATTACTGTATTAAAATCTTCATCTGCACTATTAAATGTAGCATCTTGTGTATTAAAGTTTATTTCATAATCCCCAGCAGCACTACCTATATTTATTTTATCAGTTGAAGCATTATATGTAAAATTAGCTTCTGCATTTAATACTCCTACACTCGCATCACCAGTAATTACTCTATTATCAGCATTGTTATTTATAGTTGCTGTTCCTGTTTTACCTTGAGTACCTTGAGTACCTTGTCTTCCTTGAGTACCCTGTAAACCTGTTTTACCAATTATACCTTGAGTACCCTGTAAGCCTGTTTTACCAATTATACCTTGAGTACCTTGAGTACCTTGTGTACCAATTGTTCCTTGTGAACCAATAGTACCTTGTGAACCAATAGTACCTTGTGAACCAATAGTACCCTGTCTTCCTTGTGTGCCTTGTAAACCTGTTGTACCTATAGTACCTTGTTTTCCTTGAGTACCTTGTCTTCCTTGAGTACCCTGTAAACCTGTTGTACCTATAGTACCTTGTGTTCCTTGTATACCTTGTGTACCAATTGTTCCTTGTGAACCAATAGTACCTTGTTTACCAATAGTACCTTGTGAACCAATAGTACCCTGTCTTCCTTGAGTACCCTGTCTTCCTTGAGTACCCTGTAAACCTGTTGTACCTATAGTACCTTGTTTTCCTTGAATACCCTGAGTACCTATAGTACCTTGTGAACCAATAGTACCTTGTGTACCAATTGTTCCTTGTGAACCTTGTCTACCTTGAGTACCCTGTAAACCTGTTGTACCAATTGTACCTTGTTTACCTTGAATACCTTGTGTACCAATTGTTCCTTGTGAACCAATAGTACCTTGTGTGCCAATTGTTCCTTGTGAACCAATAGTACCCTGTCTTCCTTGTGTGCCTTGTAAACCTGTTGTACCTATAGTACCTTGTTTTCCTTGAGTACCTTGTCTTCCTTGAGTACCCTGTAAACCTGTTGTACCTATAGTACCTTGTGTTCCTTGTATACCTTGTGTACCAATTGTTCCTTGTGAACCAATAGTACCTTGTGAACCAATAGTACCCT